AGGACCCCTGCCTCGTGATCCCCAGGTGGCAGGCCGCTATTATGGCTAAGAGGGCCGCCCAGAAGAAATAGAAGATCAGCCCTTGCAATTCCCTTACAAACAGATTTGTGTAACAGAAAAGGAGAATAAAAATGAAAAAAGCAATGCTTAGTCAGCCGATGGCAGGAAAGACCGATGATGAAATCGTTTCTACCCGGGATAAGGCTGTTGCTGCTCTGCGGGAGCGCGAGTTTGAAATTGTCAACACGCTGTTTACCGATGAGTGGTACAGCAAGGAGAATATGGAGGCGCGCGGCGTGGTGCAGATTCCGCTGTGTTTCCTGGCAAAGTCCCTTGAAAACATGGCTAACTGTCATGCCGCCTACTTCTGCAAGGGCTGGGAAAACGCCCGAGGCTGCCGCATTGAGCATGAGGCAGCAAAGAATTACGGACTGGAGATCATCTACGAAGATTGATTTTTAAAACCCCTTGCATTCCCTGGATATATTCGGTAAAATATGATAGAAAGGAGCGTGACAGCATGACGGACAACGAGAAGATTCAGAGCTTCGGGGATATGGTACAGGCAACAGAAAAGCTGACCAAGCCTTGGCGGCTGGCGTTGCTGATCACCAATGCACTGTGGGCTCTGGTATTCTTAGCCTTTATCTTACTGGCTTATCTGACGCCAGATACAAGCTATCAGTACCAGGATTTTGAGGGACAAGCCCAGGTACAGTCTGCCGGTTCGGAGGTTGTTACGCAGCAGGGTAACTAGATTTGGCAAGACAGGTGCAAGTTCGCAGGCCAGGAGCAAAACGGCCCAGAAAACCAAGAGCTGCTAAGGGTAGGAAGAAAAGGCGGTGAGGCTGATTGAACAGCCAGCACCGTTCCATCAGAGCAATTATATCCTCAATGTCAGAGGAACGGGCCACGGATTACATCAAGGCTTTTCATCTGACAGAGCGAGAGGAAATCTGTATTATGGAGAAGGAGGTACATGACCTCTCCTATGTACAGATTTGCAGAAAGTATGGTTTCTCACCTGAAATGGTGAAGACCACTCGCAAGAGAGCGTTCGCCAAAATGGTGGATGCAATCGAATACCGAAAAGAGAAGCGCCGGGGTTAATTCCCGGCGTTCTCCTGCTTTTTGGGCTTATATTGTTCCTCTCCGCTTTCCACGTATTTGATAAGGTTGACGATCTCCTGGGCGCTCCATCCCGCGCTCTCAAGCGCTTCAATCAGCCGATAGTTCTCCTGCATGTTCATTGAAATTTACCTCCTGTCTCGTTCCATAGTTTCCTGAATGGCCCGCTGCAAAAATGCGTTAACGCTTTCCCCCCTTGCGGCGGCGTGGGTCTTCAATTTTTCTTTCCCGCCTTTTGGTAGCATGACTGTCACTCTGTCATACTTTTCAGTGTTATATTGGTTATTATAAGAAATCAATTTTGTTCTGTCTTTGTAGGCCATAACATCACCCTATAATATAATATCAAGACCAGGGACATTTAGCAATGTGCAAAATGAACAGAATTTTGCGTTGAACATTGTGCAATATCCCACCTTGAAGAACATTTATAAATGTGCTATTATAATATCATCCAAAAGAAAAAACAAACAAGCCACAGGCCAGGAGGAAAAGAAAATGAAAATTGAGCTCGTTCAGTGCCCTGCGCTTACCTTTGGCTGTTCCGCTCTCTATGGGCACATTGTCAAAGGGAATACCCCACACGAAACGGTGGAAATCGAGGTAAGTTTCCCGCAACGCAGAAACGCCTATGTTGTAAGCTATCGAAAGGCCGATTGCCTTTTTTGGGAAACTTTTTCGAGTGACAGCCTTGACGAATGCAAAAAGTATGCGAGCAAACTTGCGTCTGATATTGCTGATGGAAAAATTGAATACTGAAGATAATACCACATCCCGCCCGACAAAATTGCCCGCCCCGGAGGTCACGAGGGCAGAAAGGGAACGAAAATGGCAGAGATGCAATTTACCACCAATGAACTCCAGACGCTGGTGTGGGCACTTAACAACCAGCTTTCACAAGTCAGAATGAACAACATTAAGATTGGCAAGCCGACAATGAGTGGCGGAGCACAAAGCCTGAGCGATATGTGTGGCCGAGCGTACCAATTGCTGGTAAAAACTCTTGATGAAGAATGCGAGAGCGCCGCCCCATGACCGAGGCGGCTTTCTTATGCCCATTTCTCCCCCAAATAACCCCCAAAACTTGACCAAAAACCGGCCTTTTCGAGGGCCGGTTTTCTGTTACCATAGGATAATCAGGAGGGAGAAAAGACACCCGGCAGGACTGGTGCGCCAGATGGCTTAATGTTTCTTTTCTTCTCCGATTTTGTGAGGTGATAGTATGGATCAATTTGCATTTTCTGGCTTTTCGGCATCCAATATGTTCCCCTGCATGGTGGATGGCGCAGACATTTACCAGACCGACTATGCCGGCAACCGACAGCTGATCGGCAAGACCCTGGCCGCTTACAACGAGCTGGAGCAGACCACCGCCCAGTACTATGACAAGCTGGTGGAGCTGGGAATCATCGTCCCTCCCAAGTCCCAGGAGGAACTGATGGCGGAAATGCAGAAATCTATGCTGGAAATGTCCGGCATCATCGCCGGTCTGTCAAATGAGCTGAAGGAGTTGAAGAACCGTGAACCTGGACAATGTACTTGCGGCAGTGGGGCGGATGTTTCCCAGCGCAAATCTAAGCGGGGCGGTGCAGAAAGCACAGGAGGCGATCAGCGGGACGGCGGACAGCCTTGACGGCGTCAGCGCAACCGCGCAGCGTCTTGGCCTGAACCGGCAGGCAGTGGAAAATATCTACCGTCAGTACGGCAGCTCCATGCAGGCAAGGGCCTTGTGCAGCCTTTTGGGCACCACTCCGGAGGCGTTAAAGGCCGACGCGGAAAAGATGCTGGGCGGGAGCGGAACGCCCTTCCAGCCCCCGCAGAATGCCCGGCAGGGCGCAACTAAATTCCCCCGGCTGAAATAGCCGTTGGAATACATATTTTTACAAAGGAGTGAAGGAAATGGAGGATTCCAAGACCGGTATGAGCTGGATCGGCGTACTGTTCGTAATCCTGGTGATCTGGGCCATCTTTGGCGGCTTTGGCAACGGCTTCGGCTGGGGCAATCGCGGCGGCTGCGTCCCCGAGGGCGGCTGTAACCGCGTGTCCAACTGCGAGGTTGAAAAGCGGGAGATCATCGACAGCGCCCGCACCCAGTACCTGACCGAGCAGCAGGGCGCGGATACCCGCACTGCCATCCGGGACAGCCGGGATGCTGTGATGGGGCAGGCCAGCCGCATCTATGAGGCCCAGCAGTCCGAGAAGATCTTTGATCTGAAGATGGAGAACATGAGCCTGAAGAACAACTTCTACACCAAGGAGCTGGTCGGCGGTCTGTCCCAGCAGCTGGAGCGCTGCTGCTGGGAGTTCAACCGCAGGCTGGACGGCATTGAGTGCGACATGCTCAAGAAGCCCAATCTGTACGGCGTGGCTGCCACCTGCAACGGCCAGACCATCCCCGGCGGGTTCAACCTGAACCCCCGCGGCTGCAACACTTGCGGCGGGAACCGCAATATCTGATTTCAGGCCCTGCTGGCCGGGATTTGGGCGGGGCTGGTGCCCCGCCCTCTATGTTTGAAAGGAGAGAATTTCTATGAGCTGCAAATCCGCAATCTTCACCGCCAACTCTACCGCACAGGCCGTGCCCGTAGGCGGTACGCTGGCCCTGGGCTCCATCATCCGCCGCTATGGCTGCGATCTGAACCTGAACGGCAATAGTATCACCATCAATGGCTGCAACGACGCCGGGTATTATGATGTGAAGGCGTCCGTCACCGCTGCGCCCACCGCTGCGGGCACCGTCACCGTTACCCTGTTCCGCAACGGCGTAGCAATCCCTGGCGCAACGGCTTCTGCGGCTGTGTCCACCGCTGGGAACCCTGTGGCTCTGCCTATTGTGGCCCTGGTGCGTGAGTTCTGCTGCGGTGATGATTCCGCCCTGACCCTGGTGCTCTCTGGCGCGGCGGCAACCGTCTCCAACGTGGCTGTCGTCGTGGAGCGGATCTGATGGGCGGTGTACTGCTGGGCTTCGCCCTGGGCGCGATGGCCTTTACCGCCCAGGGCCGGGAGCTGGGGAACAAGCTGGGCGGCGCCGCCATGGAGCAGGCCAGGAGGGCAATGGACCGTGCGAAGGAACCCGCAGAACAACCTCCCCGAGCCGCTGGGGACAATCGTGATCGTGGCTAACTTCTGTTTTGGATTGTGGAACGTCTACTCCAATGCACGGCAGGAGAAGAAGCAAACGGTATACGACAAGCGGCAGCAGCAGCTGATCGCTATGCTGGAGGATCTGAGAAGAGATATCGAAGGAGGTGCAAACTGTGAAGCACCAGATTGAGAAGAACAAGCATATCCTGTGGGAGGAAATGGAGCGGCTTGGCAGCCGGACGATGACGCCGGATATTGCAAAGAGGCTCGTCGTGTACCGCGACGCCTACAAGGCCCTGCATATGCTCTGTGAGGATGATGCGCAGCCGGAGGGGTACCATGACGATAGCCATGCGTTTACCAAGGACGAGGCCATGGAATGGACACGCCAAATGAAGAATGAGGACGGCACCACCGGCCCCCACTGGAGCATGGAGCAGACCGAGCAGGTCAGGAAACAGCGGAACATTGACTGCGATCCGGTGCAGTTCTACGCCGCTATGAATATGGTGTACTCCGACTACTGCAAGGCGGCGGAGAAGGTGGGGGCCAGCAGTATGGACTTCTACGCCTACATGGCCAAAGCGTTCCTGGACGATAAGGACGCCGCTGATGATAAGATCGGCAGGTATTGGGCTTGTGTGGTCAGGCATTAAATATAGGGAGGCCCGAAGATGATTCCGGCCTCCCTATGATTTTGCAAAATTATATATACGATGCACATAGACTATATAATTTTGCATCAAATTCGCCAATGCACTTTTACGAATTTTCCATCAATAGTAATGCGTTCAACGATAGAAGAAAGTAAGAGCCGTCGCGTGTCGGTATCTCCGCTTTGGAATCCGTCTGTATATGCTTGAACTGCTTCTAGGAATTTCTCGCCTGACGACACATCGTTTTCTTTCTGCAATTCCTGCTGCAAAACCTTCTTTTCGGATGAAAGGTCATTCAACCTGGCAGTTATACTTTCAAATGGTATATTTCCTATCTGGTACAAATCAAGCAGTTTGCTCTCCTGCTTATCAATTTCAGCTAAACGCTTATATACCGCATCTGAATCGAAACTCTTTCTATCCTCTTGATTTTCACCGAATACATAATTTACGATATCCTTTTGAGATATCATGTGGTCTATTTGTTCAACAACGAGGATATCCAAGTCTTCTATCTTCCAATTTTCATTTCTGCAATTCGGGTCTATCACAAATTTCCGATTGCTTTTTGCACGGGAATAGCATTTGTAGTATCCATGATTACCAGAATATATTGCGCCGCTCCTGGCGCAAAAAACGAGGCTTGACAACAGATATCCAGCGCGGAACGGTGATTTTTGTGATGTTGTCTTTTTGTTTTCCCGCTCTGAACTACTTAAAATTCGGTTTGCCTCATAATAAGTTTTTTTGTCGATAATTGGCTGATGAACCCCCGGATAGCTCTGTTTCCGGAAATGGACTTCCCCTATATATATGCTGTTTCGTAAAGTACAGATAACTTTTGCGCTTGACCATTTAGCTGTATATTTCTTTTCAAAATACCTCGATATGTAGTTTGCAGATTTCCCAGACACGAATAAATCGAACAATTCCCGAATCTGCATAGCCTCATATTCATTGACCGTCAAGAGGCCGTCCTTATAGTCATACCCGGTCGGAGCATTCCCGCCTCCGTGAAAATACCCCGCCTTGCTGCGACCGATCCGGCCCATAGCAAACCGCTCTGTGATCTGATCCTTTTCCAACTGGGCAAAAACTGACAACATACCAATCATCGCCCGACCGAACGGGGTGGATGTATCAAAATTTTCATTTATTGATATGAAATCCGTATTATGCGATAGGAAGGAATCTTCGATCAGCGTCAAAGTGTCTTTCTGGGAGCGGGATAGCCGGTCGAGCTTGTAAACAACAACAGCTGCCGCCTCGCCGCGTTTGATTGCCTCCAGCATCTTTTGCAGTGCTGGGCGGTTTGTGTTTCCGCCTGAATAACCTCCGTCAGTATAGATATGAAGGAGCGTCCAACCCTTTGCCTTGCAGTATGATTTGATACGTTCCGTTTGCTCTTCGATAGAGTAGTTGTCCAGCTGGTTGTCTGTTGATACACGGACGTACCCCAATACGGGCATTTTCCCCTTTGGCATTGCTTTTCCTCCCGCTTTCTGTTATAATGAGAGGGCAGGGTGTCCGACGATACCTCTGTCCTCATGGTCGCCTCCGGTACGTGCAATACCGGGGGCGGCTTTTTCATTCTTGCCGGCTAACTATGATACCACATCATTAGTCCGAAAATCTGGACAGTAACGGCGCTTTAAAAATTTTGTAGACTTGTAAAAACTTTCCATAGAATTTTTGTTCAAAATATAGGCTTGCCTTTTTCGGGTTTACGTTCTATAATCAACCCCGTTGACAAGAACGGCTGTTTTTTAATAGATACGGAAAGGAACGTGTGATACATATGAATCAAGAAATATTAGAATTGTACTTATCCCTCAACGACACCGAAAAAGAATCAGTTAATCAGATGATTTTTTCTTTGCTAAAGAACGAATCATATTATCCACAAGAGCCTTGTCCTCGGGACTGAGACTATCATACTCTGGAGGATACGGCGGCCTGCTCTCGGAATTGGGAGCAGGCGTTTCTTTTGGATGCTCAGGCTCCATAACATCTGTTTTCCCGCAAATCCACGCAGGGTTTACAGCCATCATATTTGCAATTGCCTCAATCACTGGAAGTTTAATAGTCTCGATAGTCCCCCTCTCATATCTCTGAACAGTCGATTTTGCAAAGCCAATCTCCCTGGCGATATCATCAAGAGTAAGCCCCAGTTGTTTCCTTCTAAATTCTATACGTTCTCCTACAACCTTATTTCCCATGTTTCATCACCTCCTTTATCTAAGATAATATCACATAATTTTGCGTTACGCAATATCCAAAAATAAACATTACAAAAACTTTGCGTTACGCTATTGACAACGGTGGAATATTATTGTATCATATAGTTGCAAAACGCAACAAAGATAAGGAGGTGATTAAATGTTGAATGTAAACAAGGTTAGAGGCCGCATGGCAGAAATGCGTTTAACGCAAAAAGACGTTGCTGCGGCTCTTGGAATTGCACCCCCTACAGTTTCTCAAAAATTGAACCGCGTTCGTCCTATGGATCTTGATGAGGCCGAAAAGCTCGCAACTCTACTCAAACTGGAAGATAGCCAGTTTGCAGAATATTTTTTTGCCAGTTAGTTGCGTAACGCAACCTAAACAATCAGCATAAAGGGGGTGATGGGATGGAAATCATTATCAAGGGTGAACCCAAGGAAATCGCCGCCCTTGCGCTGGCGGCGCAGGAGCGGCGGGGCGATGCAGGGAAACCTGATGTAAAAAAGCTGGTTGCGGAAATCAACCGCTCCATTCTGGAATCTGGAAAGTCTGTCTTGCTGCCAAAACCTGGTGCTGATGGAAAGGAGGCAATACAAATTAAACTGCAGATTGGTGGGTCCCCCTGTACCAAGTGGAGCATAGCGCAGACGAAGGACAGGGAAACAGAGCCGCAGGGCCAGGGGTGGGAACTGTTTGAAAATTATCTGATTGCCATGAAGAAATTCAAACCGGACTTTTTCCTGTATGAGAACAACAAGAGCATGGCCCCGGCCATCCGGGCGCAGATCACGCGGGAGTTAGGCATGGAGCCGATCCTGATCAATTCCGCCCTGGTGAGCGCACAGAACCGCCAGCGCCTATATTGGACCAATATTCCGGGCGTGGAGCAGCCGGAGGACCTGGGGATCCTGTTGCGGGACATTCTGGAAAGCGGTCTGCCGCTGAAAGAAAAGGGGTACACGCTGAAAGCCAACTATGCAAAAGCCGGGGCAGTCAATGGCGTATGCGGACAGCATTTCCCCGCGCCTATGGCAGCGGAGCCGGTGAGGATCGGGACCATTGAGAGTGACGCGAAAAACGCGGACTTTGACAGCCAGCAATACTGGGTATATTCGCCGGACGGTAAAAGCGTGACCCTGTGCGGACAGGGCGGCGGAGTGGGAGCGAAGACCGGACTGTATGCCGTCCCGGCAGGAATGGCCTGGAGAGGCAGGGGTGATAGTTCCGCCTATGAAGTGCGGGACGACCAGAAAGCCAATTCTGTGACCGCCGTAGGGCACCAGAGCCGCCTTGTGGTGGAGGACGCCGCAATATTTCAGCACCCACACGGTTTTAACAGGGGCGGCGTAAAGTATGAAAAAGCGCCAACATTGACAGCAAACGGGGACTGGCAGCACAATAATCTTTTAATCCAAGGGGCAGACGGTAAAACATATCCGGTCTATGAAGTCCGGGGCGGGCAGATCACTATAAAGGGCAAGAAATACCCCATAAAACTGGCGGACGGGTTTTATATTATCCGAAAGCTGACCGTGACCGAGTGCAAGCGCCTCCAGACGGTGCCGGAGGAATACATATTCCCCGTGTCTGACACCCAGGCTTATAAAATGCTGGGCAACGGCTGGACGGTGGACGTTATAGCCCATATTCTTTCCTTCTGCCCAGGGATAACGGAAAAGCCCCTGGAAGTGCTGTCCATGTATGACGGTATGAGTTGCGGGCGGCTGGCGCTGGACAAGCTGGGGGCCAGTGTGGCGGCGTATTGGGCAACGGAAATTGACAAGTACGCTATAAAGACCACGCAGGCGAATTTCCCGGACACGGTACAGCTGGGGGACGCTTTCCAAGTCCGGGATGATGGGTGGAGCCTGTCGGGGAAGGAGGTGGGATCATGAAACAGCCGCCATGCGACAGAGATTGCTTTAACTGCAAATTTCCAGATTGCATCTATGATGGATTGGAATACGCAGATTACGTTGAGCAGGCGGAACGAGATAAGGCCTTGACTGAAACACCCCAAAAGAGGAAGCTTGCTGCGCGGCAGCGAGCGTACCGGGAGGCCAACAAGGACAAGCTTGCTGCGCAGCAGCGAGTTATTAAGAAGTGGGATCAAGAATCGGCCTGAGCCGGATTTTTACAAGTATGACCCAAAGAGGGGATAAGGAGGTGAACACCATGCGGAAGATACTGCGCAACATTGCCCGCGCAAACATGCGCAAGGCTGGTATCCATCGTGCGAACAAACCCCGATGGACTGTTGACCGCAACGGAATTCCTGCGAAGCGCCCCAGCTACTTCGCGGAACATTGGCGGGAGTACGTAAATTAGGAATCTGACATCACATCGAACAACCCCGTAAGATCATAACTTATTTGTGAGGTGATATTGATGATCTACTATCCAAACGGAGTAACTGTTTCTAACATCATGGCAGATGGAACAGAATGCGACGACCTGTCTACATACCTGAAATCCGCCGATCAGCTCCCTGACCTCACAAAAAGCCTTATTGTCAGATTCGTCCGGGAAGGGATGAAACTTAGAGAGACGGCACGCAAAGGGGAGGCGAATCAAGAGAGACGTTCGCCAAAGGATTGAAACCATCGAATTTTGTGTAGTTTATGGTCTGAATTAACTTGCTATTCCCCTTGAACAGA